GACTGGACGGAAGGGGATGAGGTTGATCCCACCCCCTTCCAAACAGTTGGTTGGCTACACTCAGCAGATGATCATGTAGTTAAAGTGGGCAACACCTTGGATGAAGAGAAGAAGGTGTACGGTATTACTGCATTTCCCAGAGGCTGCGTTGAACGGATTCAGGAGTTGCAACTTTCGACTTCGACTTTCCCTGTCTGATTCTATCAGCAGCATAGACATCCAGATGGATGCCATGCTTCTTGAAGAATATCTGTGTCCATGTACGTTGCACATTATCTCTACACATATGAACCCTGTGCCTATTCACCCAACAGAATCGGGCGAAGCATAATAATTTATGATCCTCCCATTCCTGTTCCTGTTCTGCTGATGGGTTCAGCACATCATCTACCCCGGTTAATTAGTATGTCACAGTAATGCTTGATCTTTTCAAGATCATCATTACCACCTTTGTTGTCGTATCGACAGATGTACTTCACGATATTCCCCTCAACAAATCCCATGTTATTTTCTAAAATAAAATCAATCGGCTGTATCGCTAGGTCGTAGTGCTTTGGTGTTTTCATTCTTATTTACCCATTGCTCCAGTAGTGTTATTAGTTCATAGAGTACATCCTTGACTGCATCTATATCAGCCTCAATCTTATCTACACGCTTTATCAATTCGGTTTTATGTATGCCTTCTCTGGGTGTGTTATACCCGTCTAAGTTTGCTCCGCTCATATGTTATGTACCACGTTATCGAACGCCTCCAAGACGCTCTTAAGTTTATACCATACCTTACCCTTCATCAATTTAAGTTCGGCTCCCTTGCGGGTAGTCATCCTACCCTTGATACGCTCAACCACGGCTAAATGCCATCCTTCGGTTGAGTGAGTTACGGTCTGCTTGCGTAACCAAGAATCCGACACCCACGTTCTATTGAGATTGTCTACAAATATCTCATCATCTTCTGGCTCTATAATCATATAGGCAATAACTCCTTCATTGGTACAGCCCAACACTCAGGACGCTCCTGTCCAAAGTCGGTGAGCCATTTATCTTTCATTAGTTCTTTTCTTTGAAACCCCAGTATCTGAAACTTGGGTCTTCGACCATGCACCCACATATTTTTGACCAGTACATAACGCATACCTTCCTTGTCGTTAGGTCTAATAATTAGGCAGGGTGGAATCATCATACTCATTCGCACCTCAATGTCTGGTGCTAGGTCTGGCTGTGACTTGTATGTGTTCACGCTACCATCCCAGTAGATACCAAGGTACTTAGCCACCGCCATCTCACTGGCTGCTGCCTTTATGTTGGTATCGAAAAGGTCTTTAGGTTTATACCCGGCTGCGTTTTCACTGCCTTTAGCCCATGAGGATAGGCATCTATTGACGCCCACCTCAGTTGCTAACTTTGCTTCGTACCAAGTCAACTCAATATTCTCTTCCATTCTTTCTTGCCACCGTATTTATAATTGCTAGATTCAGTTCTTCAACTGTATCAAACTCACCCATCCCGTAGTGATCGTACCATGTACCAGTGCCACAATGATTAGTGATTATGAACTTCCATTTATTGTCCATAGTCCTGTATCTTTCAGCACCCCAGTTAGTACCTCCAACTGAATCACATACGTTAAAGGATGATCCCTTACCCCATACTACCTCATCTTTCGATGTACTTTCGTATCGCTTTCCAGACTTCTTGCTCATGATCATCCTCCGAATTAACCATGGGTTCGTAAAGGTATTCAGATACCATCTCTGGATCGACTACCCTATTATAAACTACATCATCCAGTATTGTCAACGCTGACTTCACGTGGAACTCAACCATCGACCCAATACTCTCTTCACTTTTGTCAGTCATTTCAACTCCTTCAATCTGTTGTACAGGTTTAAGGCGCTGACGAATGCCTCATAGTTTCTTACCCATTCCACTCTGGATTGAAACCCTTCTTGATACCTGCCTGTTGCTTTATCCAAACGCAGAACCAATGTCTGCTCCACTGCCTTACCATGTATATCCTCCCATGCCTGTGCGTATGCTGCATTTTGTAGATGATACTCAGGGTATATACCCTTGCTTGTCTTCCAGTCTATGATACACAGGCTACCGTTAACGTATGCTGCACAGTCCAATGTACCTGCATAGTTGTCCTGCCTGCTGTATATCTTTTCCTCACTAGATAAGAAGTCAATGTCGTTATCTCCTACCCACTCCTTAAACGCTTCAATAGAATTACAGGCATCCGGATCATCCGGTAAGTCCGGTAGATTATCATCGCCAAAATTACCTTCGGTGCCAATAAAGACTTCCAATGCGTCTTCGATCCACTGGTGCGCTGTCGATCCAGTCTCAAGCGCATTGCCTGAACTGCCTCTATACGCCGACTTAACACCCTTGATAATTGCTCCAAGTCCAAGCCTACTTGTATACTTAAACGGTTTAACTTTGTCATCTTCATCGTCATCTATAAAAAGGTTCCTCTCTAACCATTCACTTCCTTGCTTCAAAGCCCACGGTATTAATGCGGGTTTAGATATTACAGACAGTACCTTGGTTGCTGACGCAACTGGTTTACCGTCCACCCTGTAGGCGTGGAGTTTCTTATCAAAGTTTAACTCCACCTCCTGTCCATCATGATACTTAATTACTTGCATTTAAATACTCCAATGCTCTTGTTAATCCTTCCACGTTATCTCCTAGTTTGCCTAGTCCTGTATTACACACCCCACAAAGTACGCCCCTTACCTTTCCTGTCTCATGGTCATGGTCTACTGCTAGATACACTTTATTCTCATCACTTGTTTTACCGCATATATCGCAGCCATCCTTTGCCATCTCATCGTATTCCTCCAAGGTTATTCCATACTTATTTTCTAGGTCCCACCTCCTTTTATAATCCCTGTACTTATCATTGTGACAGGGTTTACAGGTTTTATATATTCCACTGCTATTTCTATTACGTCCGGCATTTCTGTATCGTCTAAATTCCTTGCGGGGCTTATCCACCCCGCAAGATTTACAGACAGGCATTAGAACGGTACGTCAGTCGCACCACCCGAAGAAGCATGGCTTCCTCCACCTGACCCACCACCTTGGTATGGTGCTTGCACCTTACCTGATAGGTACTTCGTACCCTTCTGTGATTCACTCCACCACAGTGACACCTGAAGTTTTTCCCCTCCTTCGGTTACCATGTTGCCGGTAAAGTCTGGGCGCTTTTCATTACCCTCTTTGTCGGAGTTGAAGATTGAAATCGTTCCTGCTTTTTGCTCATATGTACTCATTTTAGTTTCCTGTTGTTGTTGCTCTAGTTGTTGTTGATGAAATTCATCTTGTCTCATATACCACATACTCCTGATAGACATTGTTCCTCTGAGTTATCCTCAAAGATCATACCCTTCTTGTTGATTGCCTCTTCATATGGTACTGAGGTAATCGGTTGACCACCACGTGCGCCGTCAGGGTAGACAGTCAGACCACGTAGACCCTTTGCATACTTCTGAATCCAACCTACGTACTGTGGAATAAGATCAGCATTGTTATGCTCAGTATCCCATGCCGGTAGATTGATTGTACTACTGATAGCCTGATCCACATAGGCTTGAACATCATGTTGAAACTTGATACGTCTTTCTGGGTCTTGCGCCAGATCAACTGCTGATTCAATCTTGTTAGGGTTGATACCCATCTCAATCAGAACCTGTGCTGTACCATCTACTACGAACTCATGCTTCCAACGTATACCATCAGTGAGATATCTACGCTTGAATGCTACTGAGTAGACAGGCTCAACACCTGATGTAGTACCTGCTAGAATGCTGATCGTTCCAGTAGGGGCGATTGCACGTACCCCCTTTGGGATAACACGGTACAACTCATTACAAAAATCTCTTGACGTATGGTCAGACTCATTACGGTAGACCTTGAGCCACTGCTTCAACTCATCAGTCACCTCATACTTATGACCACGCTTGAGTAACCACTCATGCATTCCCATCAGACCCAGACCTAACCGTGAGTTCTTCTGACGTACATCGTATACCTTTTGATAGGGTAGTTCAGCACGTTCCAGACCACACACTAGGAACTTAGTCACCAAGTGAACCACATCTTTGAACTCCTCAACTGATTCGATGCGGGACATATTGACAGACGATAGGTTACATACATCACTGTCATCCTCAGAGACTACCTCACAACACGCATTGCGTAACGTTTCATTCTGCTTGTCACCGAAGTTAAAACTAAATCCCGGCTCACCAGTTTTCATTGCTTGCTTTACGTTCTCCAGAAACACTGGGTTGCTCTTGTCCTTGAGCCATGCGTCATCGTAGTTCAGGGATACATTCATCATGTCCAATGGTGCGGGCGCATTGAAGTCTGCTTCTTTGGCTGCTCTTTGTTCTGGAGTCCAGTTCTTAACTCTCAGAAAATCCTGTGCATCCTCATGTTGCCAGTTCATGCTACCGTACATTGCAGATCGTCGTGAACCTCCCTGCATTACGTTGCGTCCAATCTCATTGGTGGCTAACAGAAATGGGATAGGCCCACTACTAACGCCACCTGTCTTGGACAGTGTGCGACCCTTCGGTCTGAAGTTTGTTACATCAATACCAATACCACCACCTGTCATTAGGCAAGACCCTGCACGTTTCCAAAGGTCTGCCCACTCCTCACGGCTGTCCTCCTCAGCCCTGAGTAGATAACAGTTGTTATAAAACCTAGCCTTACGTCCTGCGTACCACAGATACCTACCTCCCGGCAACCACTTGAAGTCAACCAGATACTCAACCAACTGGTCACGTTCTTCCTTGGTCATCAAGGCTTGATCAGTGCCACCGTTAGTACCTGCAACAGCATCAACCACGATGTGTGCCCTGTCTGCCCATGTCTCATACTGATTCTGGGCGTACTTGTTCTTGAATATGTTGAGTCCTAACTCAGTTCTAAATTCATTCATTTACCCAACCCTTCCCTGAATTCCTCATCGGATGCCTTGTCTCTTTCCGCCATCATCTTGTCATACCCATCAGGAGTGGCCCATGCTGACGGCTGACGGCCATTGAATGCTCCTGGGTGGTAGAGGTATCGACCGATACCAAACTTCACTGCTGCCCGTTTGAGAGCGTCTGAGATACCACCCTTCGCACCTTCGATCTGACTGTCATCAGCACCATCTGATTTGGATACCAGTGTGCCACCAAAGTTACAGGTCAGGTTACACATCATCCGACCACCGATAAACTCATATGAGTCCGACCATCCCTCAACACCGAACACCTCATCAAGTCTTTGCATCACGTCACGTGCTGTGATATATGCTAGTTCCTTACTACCTCCCGGACCCTTGCGAAAGGATACCGAACCGATAGGAAATGGACGCTTGAGCGCACGTTCTTTGTTGTTATTTTTTGGGGTCATTATTCAACGTCCTTTTTAATTGCTTCTGGAATTTCATTACGTACCAAAACTTCATGGTATGAACCATCTTCATCATACCA